AAGCCCGACAGCATTACCTTCAGTACTCCGTCGATTGAGGGCACGATCCTGCGCCGTAACAAGCCCGACACGCAAGGTCGTCATCCGTGGAAGGCCGAGGTCACCGAAGGCGCAGCCGGAGTCAAGGCAGAGACGATCACTGGCTGGTACAAGCAGGTCTACGAACCCGCCGCAGCCTCCACGCCTAGCCGAATCAACAGCCACTAAAAGAAAAGGGAGACAGTAATCGTGGGAAAGAAAACCGCAGCCATCAATACCGTTGATTCGTCCCGCAGGGCCACCATCACTATAGGTGGCGAGGATTACGAGCTGGTTTTGACAACGCGTGCGACTCGGTTGATTGCGCAGCGCTACGGCGGACTCGAACATCTAGGCGAAGCTCTCGAAACATCGGAAGATGTGGACAAGTCGTTGGGTGAGGTGATCTGGCTAATCACACTACTAGCAAACCAGTCAGTACAGATTCACAACCTCACGCATCCCGATGATCAGAGACCTGAGCTTACTGAGGATGCGGTGGAGTTGCTGACTGTTCCAGCTGACCTGGCCGACTACCGAACCGCCATCAGCCAGGCTCTGCAGAAGGGCACTCGTCGGGCTATCACCACCGAGACACCAGCCCCAAAAGACTAAACCAAGGCAGAGTCCTAGACAGCGATGAGGCGGCCTTCACCCGCCTGACCTATATCGGCATAGCCCACCTCAACCTCACCCGCACCGAAATAGAGCTGACTGTATTTGGTGAGCTACTCGACCTGGTGGACTGCTGGCGCATAGAGACCGGACGGGCTGAGCAGAGGCGTGTTTGGTTTATTGATGATGTGATTCCAGCAGGTATCTAGGCATTTTGTGTAGCGAGAGTTATTTTGAGTCCTAGGGCTTTCATGATTTTCGTGATAGCCGCAAAGGACGGGTTGCCGTCTTTTGATAGTGACTTGTAGAGGGATTCACGGTTGAGTTGAGTTTCTTTAGCTAGCTGGCTCATGCCATGTGCCCTTGCAATGTCACGCAAAACCACCTGTACGGTTTTCGTATCGCCGTCTTCGAGTGCGATAGCTAGGTAATCGTTCATTGCTTCTTGGCTATCGAGATATTTGCTTGCGTCGAACGCTGAAAATGTTACTTCCTTCATGACTGTTCCTCCCTTACCTGTTGTGCGAGCTTTTGAGCGGTTCGAATATCTTTAGCCTGGCTGGATTTATCTCCTCCGGTCAGCAGGAAAACCGTTACTGCGCCTAGTTGGGTGTAGTACACCCGGTAGCCGGGCCCGAAATGAAATCTCATCTCGTTAACTTTCTCGCCAACGGGTTTGATGTCTCCAATCATTGTTCCGTGTGCTTCGCATCGGGCTATTGCATGCAAAATGCGCCGCTGAGCATGTTTGTCTTTCAGCTCACCTAACCAAGCGTCAAACAAGCTACTGGAAATAATCTCCACACACCTAAGTGTAGCCTAAAAGCTACATGAGTCAAGAAGGGAAACACCTCTCATGGCCGACTCGTCTTTTGGCCTCAAGATTGGTTTGGAGGGTGAGCGGGAGTTTAAACGCGCGATCACCGACATCAACCGCGAAATGCGGGTACTCGGCTCCGAGATGAAGCTGGTCGCTTCCCAGTTCGAAAAGAATGACCAATCTGCTGCAGCACTGACCGCCCGCAACCAAGTGCTGGGGCGTGAGATTGAGGCTCAGCGTTCCAAGGTCGAAACCCTGAGAAGTGCGTTGGAGAATGCTGCTTCTTCGTTTGGGGAGAATGATTCGCGCACGAAGAATTGGCAGATCCAGCTCAACAATGCCCAAGCCACCCTCAACGGCCTAGAAGGCGAACTCAAAGAAAACAATGCGGCATTAGCGAAGTTCGGAGATGAGGCTGACGGCGCAGGTGATGACGCGAAAGATGCCGCCAAGGACACTAGCCATCTTGAGAGTGCTGTTGATGATCTGGGTTCCGAGATGGATGACACGTCGGGCAAGACCCGCATCTTCGGTGACGTGTTGAAAGCCAACATTGCAGCCGAGGCAATCGTTGGTGGGGTTAAGGCTATCGGGCACGCCATCGCAGGTATCGCTAAAGGCTTCGGGGCGGCAATGAAAGACGGGGTTGAGTACAACGCCCGGATGGAGCAATACACCACATCGTTTACCACCATGCTGGGTGATCTGGCGAAGGCCCAGAAACTCGTCAACGACCTCAAGCTGGAGGCCGCTCGCACACCGTTTGGTATGGAGGATCTGGCTAAGGGCACCCAGACTCTGATGGGTTTCGGGATGAGTGCCGAGGAGTCCCAAATCAGGCTCAAGCAGCTCGGCGATATCAGCCAGGGTGATGCCCAAAAGTTCGAGTCTTTGACGCTCGCGTTCGCCCAAATGAGCAGCACGGGCAAGCTGACCGGTCAAGATTTGAACCAGATGATTAACGCCGGTTTCAACCCGCTCGAAGAGATCAGCCGCAAGACCGGCAAGAGTATCGGCGAGCTCAAGGAGGAGATGGGTAAAGGCGCTATATCTGCCGATATGGTGGCTGATGCGTTCGCTTCCGCTACATCTGAGGGTGGGCGGTTTTATGGGGCGATGGATGCCCAATCCAAAACTTTCTCCGGTCAGCTCGCCACCTTGCAAGATGGTGTGGCTAATTTGAAGGGCCTGTTGGCTGGTGGGCTCACGACGGCTCTTGCTAGCACGGTGATGCCGATGGTTAACGGCTGGGTCGACGAACTCACAGAAGCCTTCGAGACCGGCGGGGCACCAGCCCTGATCGACACCTTCGGCGGGATCCTGAAAGAAGCACTGGCATTTATCGCCGAACAACTCCCACAAGTAGTTGAGACCGGCATGACAATACTGACCAGCCTGCTTGATGGGATTATTGCGGTGCTGCCGTCCCTGGCAGAAACCGCCGTAACCCTAATCGTGGCACTTGTAGAGGCGATCATTGAAGCCCTACCTTCGCTGCTTGAGGCTGCGGTGCAGATGATTACTACGCTGGTAGCCGGTATTGGTGAGGCGCTGCCGCAGTTGATTCCGGCGGCGGTCGAGATGTTGACCACCATGATCCAAGGCCTCGTCGACAACCTACCCTTGATCCTGGACGCCGCGCTGCAGTTGATCACGGGCCTGGCTGAGGGCCTGATCGCAGCGATACCGGTGTTGATTGATGCTTTGCCGCAGATTATTCAGGGGCTGGTGGATTTCCTTGTGGGTGCTATCCCACAGATCATCCAAACCGGCATCCAATTACTCACCAGCCTCGTAAGCGCGCTGCCAGAAATCATCACTGCAATAGTGGCAGCCCTGCCGCAAATCATCACAGCCATCATCAACGGCGTGCTCGGTGCTATCCCGCAACTGATTCAGGCTGGTATTCAACTGTTTGTCGCGCTGATCGGTGCCTTACCTCAGATCATCACCACGATTGTCGCGGCCTTACCGCAGATTATTTCTGCTGTGGTATCGGCTATCGGTGGAGCTATCCCGCAGTTAGTGCAGGCCGGTATCCAGCTACTAACAGCACTGATTGGTGCGCTACCGCAGATTATTGGCACGATTGTCTCCGCCATCCCACAGATCATTTCGGGCATTGTTTCTGCGGTGCTTGGTGGTGTGGGCCAGATGATCAATGCTGGTGCCTCCCTGGTGTCTGGTTTGTGGCAGGGCATCCAATCGCTGGCCGGGTGGTTGTGGGACAGGGTTTCTAGCTGGGTATCTAGCATTTGGGATGGGATCCTCGGATTCTTCGGCATCCACAGCCCCTCCAAACAAATGGCGTGGGTCGGTGACATGCTCGTAGCAGGCCTGGCCGGAGCAATCACCAGTGAGGGCCATAAGGCAGCAGAGGCGGCCACCGACATGGCCAAAGACACCCTCGATGCAGTAAGCGAACTTAGCAGTGGCATTGATGTGCCAATCAACATCAACGACACGGACTTGCACCTACCGAATGTAGATCTGGCACCAGCAGTCATTCGACACTCCGATGTCAGCCCATCACCAAATAAGACTTCGCCGGTGGATGTGGAGGGCATCGTTGATACCACTGCGAGGCGGATTCTCGGTGCCTTGGATGTTCAGGTGGTGCTCAATGATGGGACACTCGTCGGCAAGCTGGCTCCGCGCATCGATGCTCAGCTCTCGCGGCTATCAAGACGCAACAACCTAATCATGGCGGGAGCGTGAGGCGATGTATGGGTTTACTCTCGACCATAAGATCTCCTCGAAACAGTTGGGTTTGCGGTTCACCGCACCCGTAGAGATCCCAGCCGCCACACGGCGGGGAGACGATATCAAGGTGAGCGGGAGGGCCGGGTCTTTTGCTCGGGTTTCTGGCGGGGGCGGCACAC